TGATAAGAATGGACGCAAGGAAGTGGAATACGTGTGCCACCTGCCTCACACTGGTCAGCGTATCGTGGCTTGCTACCTTCGTATCACTCGCGCTGATGGCAGCATCGACTACTCTGTCATGACAGAAGAAGACTGGGTGCGCCTCGCTCAGTACAGCGCACGTCAGAACAAGAATGGCGGTGCCAATGCTCTCTATGGAGTTGACCAGCAAGGTGTGGTCAACATTGACAGTGGTTTCCTCATGGCGAAGTGTATCAAACACGCTTTCAAGACTTATCCAAAAGTCCGTATTGGACGTGGTACTGAGTTGCAGAGCCAGCAGGTTGAGGAGAAAGAAATCGAAATCAACGACGATTTGTATGGTGTTGACACCGAGACTGGCGAGGTCATGCAACCCGAGCCACAGCCGTTTGGACCTCCTGCCAACGACGTTTCTGCAGGTGTAACCGTAGATGCCGGTGACGATGATGGCTTCTAACAAGAGAAAAGAAAGCGTGTGCAAAGGATGCCCGCAAGCCTATCGCGCTATCAACGGTCTCTTTTGCTCACGCCTACACAGATACGTAGAGTATTGCAGGGTTCAACCTTGCACAAACATCATTCAATCCACAAAACAGGTATCATCATGACAACAGAAATGACATATAAGCGAGAGCAGAGCCAAGCTGGCTTGAACTCTGCCGAGCGAACAGGAATTGCGCCGACAGGCGAAATAACAATTTTTGAACCGCAGAATGTAGGCACGATTGCAAAAGTCGCGCCACAGGCTTTCAAGGAGAACAGCATTTCGCACGACCGCTGCCTCCAGTTCGGGCAGGAACTTCTCAACCGAGTAAATACCGATGGTATGTCCGACGAACTCGACCAAGAGATTGCAACATTCATTGAACGTGCGAAGAAGACATTGAAGAAGATGAACGGCAAACGCTCTGCCGTTACACAACTCTTTGACAACATCCGTTCGGTCTATACAAAACTGGAAAACGAGGTTGACCCTGCAAAGAAAGGAACGGTTGCAGCACAGTTGCAGGAATACCGCAACAAATACGCTGCCAAGAAACGTGAGGAATACGAGGCAGAGCAGCGCAGAAAGCAGTTGGAACAGGCTAAGGTGATGGCAAAGAACAAGTATGCTACCGATGTTGAAGACGACCTCCTGCGCCAGTTCAATGCGCTTGTTGCTTCTACATGTAACCGTCTTATCGAACTTGACAAGTCTCTGACACTTGAAAACTATGCCATCGTTTACGACGGAGTGAAAAACACCAGCGACCAACTTTCACAGGACTGGTTCAATGCGCTTCGTCCCGAAGTGCTGATGCCGTCAGTCCTCTCGCCCATAGACGCGCGTACCATCGCTGCCGAAGTGAAGCAGAAGATGCAGCAGCGTTTCAAGGAACAATTCACTTTTGAGATTTCCACCAACCGCGACGACATTCTTGACCGTCTGCCATCCAAGCGCAAGGAATTGGAGCGCATTGCCAAAGCCAACAAGGAGGAGGCAGAGCGTATCAAGAAACAGATGGAGGAGCGCGAGCGCAAGGAAGCCGAACAGCGAGAGAAAGAACGTGCCGAACGTGAGGCAAAGGAGAAAGCAGCTGCCGAACTCGCTGCACAGAAACAGGAAATGGACGGTCTCTTTGGTGCCGCTGAAATACAGGTCAACCAGTATCAGCCGAAAACATCAGTCAAGAAACGCCTCAACGTACTCAACTCTGAGGGCTTCATGCAGGTAGTTGGTATGTGGTGGGCGCAACTGGGCTGCACTCTCTCTGTTGCTGAACTTGAAAAGATTTTCTCAAAGCAACTGACATACTGCAACAAACTGGCTAACGACAAGGAACACCCAATCTTTATCCAGTCTGAACATATTGAATACGTGGACGATGTAAAAGCAAAGTGAATATGGAACTTTCACACGTGAAATCAGACAGGCAGCGTCTTGCTTTTCTTTCTTCCATACCCTGCACAGAATGGCATATAGTGGTCGATTGGGAGCAGCAGGCCACAGATCCTGAATACAAAAAGGCATTTCATTCGGCAGCACGACGGATGTATCATATGGAGGAACACTTGAACGGTATGCTATGAGTAACCACTACTACCAGCGAAGTGAGGTCAGCAACTCTGATCTCACCGAACTCAAAAACCTGCTCCATCCGCGCCTACAGTTTGGCGATAAGGAAGCAGCGTTCCGCTTCGGCTCTCTTGTCGATGCCATCATCACAGAACCCGACCGCGTGAACTACTACCAGTTCACCGTTGACGATGTTCAGTACACGGAAGACGAGTTCCGTCACGCACAAGAAATGTACCGCTCTTTGCGTCGGGAGGCTCGCAATGATGCTTTTCTTGCAAAGGTGCTGGAGATTGCGGACACGCAACGCTGTATGGTAAATAAGCAACAGCAGTTTGAGTATGGTGGATTTGTTTTCACTCTCGACACTCGCTGCAAGTGGGATTGGTTCCTTGACCTTTTCGGCTTCGGTGGCGACCTCAAAACGACTTTCGCTTCTACGCAGAAAGAATTTGACGAGGCTGTGGACTTCTTCGACTGGGACAGGAGCCGTGCATGGTACATGGATATTGCGCACTCCGACCGTGATTTCATATACGGCATCAGCAAAAAGAACTGCTGCGTGTTTAAGAAGTTCATCAACCGTGATGATGCAATCTACAAGCGCGGACGTGAGAAATATGAAGAACTGGCATTCCAGTATTGGTGCTTAAACTTATAGTCAGATGGAACTGAAACACAATCTTAAAATAGAACCATACCCATACCAGCGTGAGGGTATCATCTTCGGGCTTGACAAACGGAGGCTGCTCATCGGTGATGAACCGGGACTTGGTAAGACACTCCAGTCCATCGGCATTGTCGATACGGCTAACGCCTACCCTGCACTTGTTATCTGTCCGTCCTCCCTTAAAATCAACTGGCAGCGTGAGTTTGAGAAGTTCACCAACAAGAAAGCACTTGTACTTGACAACGCTACACGCACGGCATGGCCGTACTTCCTGCAAATGGGTATGTTCCATGTTGCTATCGTCAACTATGAGAGCCTACGCAAGTATTTCGTTTGGGACATCAATTCTTCAGACCGTCGTTCTTTCCGTCTCAAAGATGTTGTATTCAATGATGCCATCAAGGTTTTTCGCTCGGTTATCATCGACGAAAGCCACCGTGTCAAAGACCCAAGCGCACAGCAGACAATCTTCACACGGGGCATTGTTGAGGGCAAGGACTTCCGTATTCTCCTTTCGGGTACGCCTGTTGTCAATCGTGCAGAAGACTTGGTTTCCCAACTCTCCATCATGGGACGATTACAGGAGTTTGGAGGTCGTGGAAAGTTCCTCGCTGACTATGGAGAGAATGACAACCTTGAAGAACTGTCTCAGCAACTCTACCGCCGCTGCATGATACGACGTGAAAAGGCAAAGGTGTTGACGCAACTGCCCGACAAGACGCGTACAGACCTCTATGTGGAAATATCCAATCGTGAGGAATACGAACTTGCAGCGGAAGACCTTGCCGAGTACCTGCGTCAATATAAGGAGTGTTCCGATTGGGAGATACGTCGCAAGATGCGCATGGAGGCTCTTGTCAAGTTCATGACACTGCGCTCGCTCTCTGCCAAGGGTAAGGTAAAGCAAGCCATTGACTTTGTTCGCGTCTTCCTTGCATCCGGCAAACCGCTCATTCTGTTCTGCTCACTCCATGAGATTGTAGATGAACTGTGCAAAGCGTTTCCTGATGCTGTACGCGTCACTGGGCGCGATAACGCCACATCAAAGCAACAAGCCGTTGACAGTTTTCAAAACGGATATAGCCAGTTGATTGTCTGCTCAATCAAGGCCGCTGGTGTTGGACTGACGCTGACGGCATCATCAAACGTGGCTTTCGTAGAATTTCCTTGGACTTATGCCGACTGCTGCCAGTGCGAAGACAGAGCGCACCGTATTGGGCAAAAGGACAACGTGACGTGTTACTATCTCATCGGTCGCCATACCATCGACCGTGCGCTTTACGACATCATCCACAAGAAAAAGTCCATTGCTAACCAAATCATGGCTGCTGACGATGAGATACCTACCGACGAAATGTATTTCAACGAACTGGCTTCTATGATACTCAACCCAGACAATGACGATGGAGATATGCAAGACTGACATCAAAGCAATCATCGGTTTTCTCGATGATGCGGCAACGCTCGTTGATGAGGAATGCCAACGGCGAAGCCAGCAGAAACGCGGCTACCTGCTGATGCTCAACAAGGCAAGGCTCATGCGACTAATGAAACAGAAACTTGAACGTAAATTATAAACTCTAAAATTAAAAAGTTATGACAAAAAGAGAAATCGCCAAGGAACTGGCTAATCGTTCCAACCTCACCCCATCACAGGCTACTCACGCCGTCGAGGGTATCGTTGAAATCATCGCCGACGCACTCGCCAAGGATGAACCTATCCTGCTGCGTGGCTTCGGCACAATCAAGACAGTGCAGCGTGCAGCAAAGCCAGCACGTAACATCAGCAAAGGCACAACGATGATGCTGCCACCTACCAAGCAAGTGAAATTCATTGCCTACAACGAACTTAAAGAACGTATCAACCATCATGGACGTTACGCAATTCTTCCGTAAGGGAAACAACAAGTACCATGCGCAGAAATCGGGTGGCTATGCCTCGCGCAAGGAACACAGACGCGCCAACGAATTGCGACAGATGCAACGAGCAGGGCTTATCTCCAATCTGCGTGAACAGGTTTCCTACGAACTCATACCGGCACAACGTGGTGCCGATGGCAAAGTGCTTGAACGTGCCTGTTACTACATTGCCGATTTTGTCTATACAGACAAGGACGGAAAGACGGTGGTCGAGGACACAAAGGGAATGAGAACTGATGTGTACCGCATCAAACGCAAACTGATGTTACACGTTCATGGCATAAGAATTTCAGAACGATAAAAACTTGACGATATGGCTACGCGGCAAATAAAATCTACAAATTATTTCTCCCACGATAGTAATGCACGCAACGACGAGAAACTGGTGCGACTGCGCATGAAGCAAGGGGCAGCAGGGTATGGCGTGTATTTCATGATACTGGAGCGGTTGAGGGAGGAAGTCGACTACATGAGTGCCAAAGATTATAACATGATAGCCTTTGACCTTCGTGTGGATGCTGCCATTGTCAAGTCAGTTGTTGAGGACTTCGGGCTATTTACCTTTACCGATGATGGTAAGTGTTTCTATTCGGAAAGTTTCACTCGACGTATGGACATCAAGGACACGCTGCGCCGTCAGCGTTCCGAGGGTGGTAAGATTGGCATGAAAAACCGTTGGAAGAAAGAACAAGGAAAACAGGACAAGGAAGTTAAGCCACAACCGAAAGCTGCTTCTGCGCCCACTCCCAAACCTGCACCAACAGCACAACCAGCCGACAACCAAGCCTGTCTCAAACGCTTCTTTGGCAAAGAGAACGCCAGTAATCTTGAAGTATTGCTAATGAACTTCGGACTGAAACCCGACGACATTACAATGATACGCAAGGTGGCAAAGGAAGTTGTTGCGGAATGGGAAATATCCAAAAAAGAACATACCGACTACACCGACTGGTCTCAACATCTTATCGCCACAATGCGCATTAAGGTTAAAGACAAGCAACAGGCAAAGGGTAAGACCGCCACGGAAACAGTTCCGCCATCAACTGCCGACTATCAGTATGACGGTGGCTTTGGAAGCAAAGATGTATAACTCTCACAACTATGACAATGGAAGAACAGAAACAACTGACAGAGGAACAAAAGCGTGAGGCACAACAGAAAGCGGCTCTCGCACGGATGCACATCAGCACACTCAACCAATGCGTGGAACGTGCATGGAAAAAGATGCAGCAGGAAAAAGAGAAGTCACAAGACCTTTCCATCAAGGAAGTGTTTGACGCTCATGCCAAAACGCTCATGTGGGTGGCAAACAACGTAGTGTTGGCTCACCAGCGACGCAAGTTCGTGGTCGATGATAACAATCGGGACGTGCTGCGCTTCTTGCTCTACTACTTCAACGGCTGTCCGCTCGCTGAAGATGTGTTCCCCGGACGTGGCTATAAACTGCACAAGCATATCATGTTGCAAGGGGCTGTCGGAACTGGTAAGACATTGCTCATGCAAGTATTTTCGGAGTACCTGCACATTACAGACAACCCTCGTTTCTTCCATAACCTTTCCGTAACGCAGATGGTGAACTACTACACGCTGCACAACAACCTCGACCGCTACACTTTCAATGAGGAGGAAAACAAGGGGTTCAAGTGTGAACCGGTAAACATCTGCCTCAACGACATCGGCGTACAATCTACCAAGTTCTACGGCACGGACACCGAAACACTCACTAACGAGTTTCTTCATGCTCGCAACGAGATTTGGACGCAATACCACAAAATGGCACATCTTACAACCAACCTCACTAACGAGCAACTGAAACAGAAGTACAGGGATGGCTTCGGGCGACTGCTCGACCGCTTCAAGACCTACAACATTATCCCACTCACAGGGGATAGCCGGAGATAATTCACTTATTATTCACCAATAAAATCAAAACAGTATGGCAAAAGATTTCATTCCCGAACTCCAACCGCTGTTCTGCTCTCGCGCTTCACTGCTGCAAGCACAGGACAAGTTGACGAACAATCCCGACATGGATTGTCAAATGCGCCTACGTTTCGCTGATGGCTCGGAAGTCGCGCTCAAAATCAAGCGTGCCGACATTGAGAACATCATCACTGAACACATCGGCACTATTGAAACCAGCATACACAAAACGCTGGACGAGATTGTAACAGAAGAAACAAACCAAAACCAGTAAGTCATGAACAGTTATTTTGAAGTCGGAGTCCGCTACGACAAGACAATGGAAGACGGTGTTATCCGCAAGGTAACAGAGAACTACCTTTTGGATGCTCTCTCTTTCACAGAAGCGGAAAAGCGTG